ATTATAAGAACTGGCAGGAACTTATAACAACACGTTTCCATACTCCTGTATTACTGCGGGTGTCCTTGCGGAGGCCGCATATTAATGTTTGGTGGACATAGTTATATCCAGAAAATATTATATGTCAACACTTTTATCGTGCTGATCCTGATAAATCGTAAATAAATTTACCTGTGCGAATAGCTTCAGCAATAGCGTCAGCATTTTTTTCATATTGTTGAGCAGTCATGCGATTAACGTCTGACTCCTTGATATACGACTTAGTCTCATCACTTTCAGGAGAAGATCGCTCTGAGCGAGTGCCAATCGCCTTAGCCGCATCCTTATCCTTAGAAGACTTCTTCTTAGTAGTGATACCCATGTCAGCTTTGTACAAATCAATTGCACGTGCGGCTGACCTAGAATCAGTGTCGTTATCATACAGAGCATCTTGAACCCACTTAGGTTGTTCTTCAACCCAGTTGTGGAAGTCATCTGTATCACGAAGCTCTTCAAAATCTGGATGCACTTGCATTAACTCAGCTTCTGCTTTCTCTCGCATTGCTTCCAGTTTCATGTCGTCAATTTGCTTAAACTTAGATTCAAACTCAGAGGCTTGCTCGTGAGCTTTTTTCATTGCGATTGTTTCTACAATCTGGGCAACATCTGGATACTTCTCCATCCACGATTCTAGCTCAGCTTCCGACTTAGGATACTGAATCTCTTTTTTCGTGGATGCCTCTAGTTGTGAACGAAGCTCGTCGATCTGCTCCTGTAATTCATTCTCTTTCTTCTGAGAGTGTCTGCGCAAATCGCCGTACCTTTTCTTAAAGGTTTTCTCCTCTGCGCTCGTAGGTTCAGGGCCATCATCAGATTCTTCATTCTGCTGTGGCTCCTCTTTTTCTCCTCTCAGTAAAGCTTCTAATTCAGCTTCCTCATCTTCAATGCGTTTCTTATTAGCATTACGCTTAGCAAAGCCAGATGCGACTTTTACTTGTTCGACCTTTTCAGTCATTTCAGTTGTAGTTGTAGACATTGTTTCATCCTTTGTCTGGGGCTAACGGTAGCTTTTTAGGGCGTTAGGTAGCCAGTTAAATGTAGGCATTAAGGTTGCCTACTGACCTTTATTCTGGTCCAGAAACATCTTCATTACTTCCTTGATCCATTCCACCGGATGACCCAGAAGATCCTCTGTCGCTTCCGTCATTTTGTCCTCCGCTACCAGAACCAGATTGGGAGTCGTTGTCGCGCCCATTACTAGCAGATGGAGAAGGCCCTTGATATCCGGGGCTGTCGTCGACTCCTTGCTGTGCAGAAATTTCATCCCGTGAGAATGCGCCACCGTAAGAAGGTCCATCGTCTCTTGAATAGTCAACGCCATTATCATCCATAAACAAATCTTGTCCTGCCTTAGTAAGATTGCCAGATTTATCTACTAGATCGTCTTTTGTAACTCTTCCGTCCCCGTCAGTGTCAAGATTAGTGTAAGAGATAATATTTCCTATTTTATCCTCGTCTATTCCAAATTGCTCGACCAATAAATCTGCTGTTCTTAGCGTGTTAGCTAGTTTTCCAACATCATATTTATTTCCGGGTATTTTTCCGCCTATGCCGGGAACTTCAAAGTCAGCAACAGGAATTCCAAACTTTCCTAAAACTCCGGGAATAGTGTCTGTTCTTGCACCTACAGTATTAAATGTAGCCATTAGGGCCGTATAGGGATTTGCTAATTTGCCAGTCATAAACGGATCTTCGGCTATTACCTTCGCAAACGCTGGATCATATTTTGCGAGCAAATTATTTAATTCTTTTTCCTGCGCAATTCTTCCTGCTTCTGCTTCTTCTCTTGCCCTATCATCTCCGCCACCGTCTGGTTGAGAAACAACAGGCTGAGCAACTTCCGGTGTTTCAGCTACAGCTTCTTCTTCAGGTTTATATTTATATCCTCCCGGAACTGTGTAGCCCTTCATTGGCTTGCCATCATAAAATGGGATCATTAAGATCTCACCATTTGGACCAACATAGCGTCTTAGTTCAGGTGAAACAGGAGGTTGTCCTACAGCGGTACGTGCTGGGCTAGTGATAAACTGAGACTGCTGGGGCATCACACTGTACCCCGGTGCTTGGAATCCCTGTTGTGCAGGAGGCATAAACCCATAAGAAAATTGTTGCTGGGGCGGAGTTGTTCCTAAATAATTAGGTAGCACTGCACCACCGACATTAAATTCCATAGTCGAAGGGTCATTAGGATCAAACGCATCAATCATTGCGTCGATGTCGACATCCATATCCGCTGTGTCATCCATGGTGGCTTCTTCGCTATTACCCATCTGCCCCATAGCTTCCATCTGCGCCAGACCTTGCTTAGCTTTATTACGCAATTCCATGAGATTCTCAAGGCCGATGTAACGCACAACATCTGCTGGCAGTACAAACTCACCTTCACTTAGCTGTGCGGGAATATCGTCTCGCACTTCTTTTTGTGTAGATCCTGCTGGAACATCATTGCCTGAAACTGGGTCAATAGTGCCTCCTTCATCTTTGAGGCCACCCTCAGAAAAAGCAGTGATTGTTTGATCATCTACTTCAGTACCACTTTCCTTCGGAAAATTTGACATCTGTCCCTCGTCCTCTACACTATTAATTTTAGCAGTGGGTTTCTCTAAATAATTTTTAATGCCTTCTTTATCTTGTTCTGATAACGTAGACATGTACTTTTCAATTTTTTGTTCTTTGTCGTCTTCAACTAACAAATATGGATCGTCTTGAATTTTCATAAGATTATCCATTTGTTCTTCGGCTTTGGCATCAGGAGTTTTAAGTGCCGTAGGATCTTCAGTCATTTCGCTTGCTGTGGCTTTTCTTTTCGTCATTTCGCTTGAGTATTTTTTCTCAATGTTTCTTATGGTTTCTTCAGACATCAAAGAAGGACTTCGTTTTTGTGCCGCCTTTTCCGCTAAGCCAAGACTTTTATGTGTACTAGTTGGCTTTATCTTATTGTCTTCCAACATCTCTAATAGCTGATCTTCTGAGTATTCTATGCCGTCGTGTATAGAAGGTACATTTACCCATTTACCATTAAACCGAAGAGTTCTAGATTTTTCAGATACAATTTCCCCGGTTTCAGATATGTAAATTGGCTTACCTGCTTCCGTCTTAAACTCTGTCATTAAACCGGCTGAGCGAGAGCCAACAATAGAAATATCGTTGTATTTTTCCCGAATACCTCTAAAATCAGACATTAGATAAAGCCTCGTCTTTTAAATACTTGAGTGAGCGCAGAGCTTGTACCGCACCCTGCGCCTGATGAATAGATACCATGTTGTCCGATTGCTCTAGTTTTCTGTGGTTTTCAGATATCATAATGTCCAAATACTCACAGAACCCTTCCCACTGTTTATTATTACTGCAGAGGGACTTGAGCTTGCTCACCGCCTTCTTGCGGTCCGCCTGTTGGTTGCTGGGATTGTTCATTACCTGTGAATCCTTGTTCTCCCGGTACAGGAGCTTGTCCTACACCAATATTGCTACCGCCACCACCGGATGTGTCTTGCACTCCCGGAGGACCACCAGCCTGTTGTGGCTGTGGAGGTGGAGCATTCTGTTGCATGAGTTTTTGCTGTAATGCGGCTTCCTCAAAGCTGTTAGTTACCTTGTCAGGATCAAGATCCATGGACTTAGCAATTTCACGTACAATGTATGGGAACTTAGCAAAGGGTGCCAATGTTGGATTAGATGCAACCTGCATAAACTGCATGAGTCGTTGACTACGCACTTCATTCGCCATTAACGATTCAGTACCACGTGCCTTAACTTCTAAGTCACCTTTAATATTGGGATCAAAGTCAAACTGCATATTGAATGAGAACATTGCCTTGCCCAAAGGTGCGAGCAGATAATCATCCACATTCTTGATAACAGTCTTGATGCCGCCAGCCGCCGCATTCATCAACATAGAAATACCGGATGCAGTACGGCCTACGCCTGCGACACCCGTCTGACCATGTGCAAATGATGGGAAGCCTGTTGACTCATCGGCTAGTACACGAGCCTTGTCAAACAACTGCATGTTCTCATTAGATACATTCGGGAACTTTGTACCGAAGATAGCTTGACCCGGTGCACCACCTTGACGGCGGAATACTTTACCCGGATACACTGAAAGATCTTGTCCCGGTACTAAGTTTGTCTCATCAATCTCAATGAGTAAGTTACCTGACAAGACTGCATTGTCCACAGCCATACGCATGAAACCGTTCATCAGTGTTTGAGTATCGTCCATGTTTTCAGCGATACCTACACCGAAGAATGAGTATGGATTTAACTCATACGGTACAGCATAGTATGGAATGCGGGCAGGCTTAAACGGATTCAGTACAGCACGTAAAATGCGGTTGTTGCAGTACCAGATATTTGCTTGCACTTCATCCGCTTCTGAGAAGTCATCTCCGATATCAATGTTAGCATCTTCTAATACTTCACGATCTACCGTGCCCCAATACTCAAGCACCTCAAAACGATCAATGTCGTGATCTGTTTGATAGTCTCGTAGATCATCTTCCCAGTATTTTTTAACGTAACCTTCACCCATAGCAATGACATCGTCAATAACTTGACCACGGAAGAATGGACGCTTCTTAAGTGCTCGCAATTGAGCACGAGACATCTTGTGACGCTCAATGACATACTGAGCCTCATCCATATTTGAAGCGTCTGGGTCAGGGTAAAAGTTCCATACAGAAACATGGGACGTAGAGGGAACCGTCTTGATTGTTGGGTTGTATTCCCCTTCCTCGTCCCAATTCGGGTATTCCTTATCGACAGCAAATGGGCCTTTCATAATCCCAGTGCCGAATAAGGCCATTTCAAAAGCTGTGGATCGTAGCTGTTTAGAAGCGTGCGCTTCCTCCAACTGATCCATAATTTTCTTTTCCATCTTCTTAGCCGCAACCATTGCTGGGCTAAATGTAATCTGAGTAGCTGTAAGTCCTTGACCTTCTTGTAAGCCTTCTACCTCAGATAGCTTCTCAGTCAATGGGCCTAAGTTCATTTCTCTCAGTGTGTCAGCCGTAGCACCCGGAGGGAAGTCTCTGCCGTCACCTTCAAAGCCATAGATAGAACCTTCTTGAACTGGTGCTCCACCTTCTTGTGGCTGAGGTTGCATGTCAAAGTTAACTGCTTCAGTAACACCTTCAGGTAAAATTGTCGGATCGACTGAAATTGGAAACTTTTGGTTAGCGAACAATACATCAATAATCTGACCATAAGCCGCTAGTGTTTTAGTCTTCGTTACCTTGATGAATACACGAGATTTCTCAGCTTCAGTAAACTGAACGTCAGGACCATAGATACCACGGTAATTACGGTAAGACTGCAACCAACGATCTTCATCCTGACGGCGAGTATCTTCAGCTTTGCGATAACGCTCCATGACATACTTAACAACATTGCGTAGCTCTGTGGGTTCATCGTGCGTTTCTTTCACATCATCTAATGTAATCTGCACATCAGACTCTGAGCCGCCAAAGATATCATCTTCTTCCATATTTAATATCCAAATTTACTGTCCGCTGGAACGAAACTAGATGTCCGCTGATGGGCGGGATCATAGTCCCATATTGAAAATCTAGGTCTTGTCATTACCCCATAACGCAATGCGTCATACAGGTGATCTTCAGACTTAGTGTCGATATCTTCTGGATTCTTCTTGTCCAGTGGGATAATCGGTAATTGTGAAATGAGATTTGTGCAGGTGTTAAAAAATACAAGCCTTGGGGATTCAGTAAACTCGTCTACTTGCAGTCTACGATGTAACTCGTTTTTACCTGCAACACGAGAACCTCCAGACCTATCTGATGGTCTCCAACGACATCCTTTTAGGATCATCTGCTCAGCAAGAGATGGACCTGTGTCACCTCGCTTATGCCAGCACGAACTATCTAGTACACCGTATTTGACGTTTCCGTCATCGGCTTCAAGCTCAAGGACCATGTCCGCAAGATCAGTTGCCAAAACCTTACTAACATATAGCTCACGATAGACAATAAGCTGTTCATCAGGAGAACAGGCAAACCAAACAACAGCAGAATAAGAGCCGTACCCATAATCACACGCCCTAAACTTAACCCAATTACGAGGAATGTCAAAAGGATCAATAGCGTGTATTTGTCTGTTGAATTCAGGAAACGCCGCGCCTTCTGCAACATCCCAGTTACCCTCAAGTAGTTGTTTACGTTGATGCTCAGGCAGAGACAAGAGCATCGCTTCATAGTCCCCCTGCTCATACAGATGAGGGTTATCTGTTAACATTGCAGGAATAAACCTGCGCTTAAACAGTGGTTCACCAGCTTTGGAGTGCCCCGAAGGATAACACAAAGTTTTACCACTTTCAATATCTGTAGCGTGAAAAGCTTTACCGGGAGGTGACGGATCAATAAACATCTTCTTGACCCATGCATGTCCGGGACCACCGGGGTTAGTCGTAGCTCTCATATACGTAGGCAAATCAGTTGCTGTACTACGCAAACGCGATCTCATATAATCCCATGCAAACGGCGTATGCCACTGTGTTAATTCGTCGAATCCTATCCAACTAAATGCCTGTCCTTGATAGCGAAGTACGTCATCGTCTCTGTCTAGGTACGAGAACCACAACCTAGCCCCACTAGGTGCAGTCCATTGCATCTTACGCTCCGACCATTTAATACCCGGCCAGATCTTTGGATACATCTCTTGTGACTTCCAAACGAGTTCCCTTAGTTCCTCATTCGTATGTCGTAGTAGCAGTCCACTGAATGAGGGATGACCCATAAATCGTAACGGGTCAGCCAACATAGCATAAGACTTACCACCGCCTGCGGCACCTCCATACAAGACCTCTCTTTCTCCAGATGCTAAGAACTCAGTCTGAGGACCAGCATTCGGTTTGAAGATTACATTATGATCTTCTTCTGGGCGTATAGGCTCAAACTCAGGTTCAGCCTGTGGATCTTCCCTAACCTCAATCTGAGGCTGTGGTGTCGATTTGCGACTTCCTTGCGCCGAGTTTTGTCCGCTCAATTTCCTCCGCTTTGGAGATCGCCGTCTTGTACCTTTCGGCCCAGACGCGGAGAGTTGCGCTTCGTCTTTTGTTGGATTGCTCATTATCTATTCGTTTCTTCAATCCCATATGAGAAATACTGCGACCAGTTTGTTTAGTTAACCAGTTTGCAACTTCTCTGTAACTGTACTGCTGTAAATACTGTTTAGCTTTTTCCAGTGCCCTCAGTTCCCTTGGGATAGGTAATAACTGATCGTTATCATCGGGGTCTTCTTTGTAACCAAATGGAATAGTTCTAGCTATTTTTGGTATAGGTAAAAAGTCATCGTCTTCAATTACATTTTCAGGTTGGGCAAGTATCCACTTACCCGCAGATCTGTCAGTCGTCATTTTCACTACGTTTAGGTGGTAAAATCATTACACCACCTGTTGCTTCAACTTGTACCTTCTCAGACTTAATGATGCCTACACGATCCATGACTTCTTTAGCCGCTTGCATCTTTTCCTTGATACCCATTTCAGTTGGGTCAACTAACGCACCAACCATAGCCATTGCCGCACGAGGGGCATTACCGGCGAGGTACATGTTAGTACGTTCCATAATCTCGTCTTTAAGCGCATCAACAATTTGCGCTGTGTGCTGTGTAGGTGAATAGCCCGCCAGCTTCTTAGCTTCAACAACACTTCCACGTGCCTCTTCAAATAGCACGTCTAAAAACTTCTGTTGCTTCTCTGTGAGTTGGCGTTTGCTAGCCATCTTACTTTACCTTCCTGTGTGGTTTTACTTTCTTCGCTACCTTCTTAGGCTGTGCGGAGAATTGTTTGCCTGCTTTCGTGGCTTTGCGCTTGGCTTTCGTAGTAGCCGCATACTCTTTGTCCGAAAGACTTGTAATTGCTTTCGCCGGGAGATATCGCTCCCCTGTAGCTTTGGGGCCTTGTGTAGATGGCTTGCCACTCTTGGTACGCCACTTTTGCTTTGTCCAAGCTTTCAGTGACTTCTGGGGTGCCTTCATGATTTGTATCCACCGCCCTTTGCTTTGTATTGCTTTGCGAGCATTTGAGCTTTTCTAGCTGACCACTGACCGGGGGCACCACCCTTTCCGCCTGCTTTAATACTGTTAAAAAGTCCTTTGCGCATACCGGGCTGTGTGTAGTTACCTGCGGCATTGACTGTACTCCCACCCTTCGCCATGTTTACGGAGTTGTACTTACCTGACTTAGCTTTGCCACCTTTCATCATAATTACCCGTTCGGTAAGAAAACTTCTTCGACTGTTACAATAATACTGACATCTGGGTCATTACCGCCAGAAGTATTCGCTGTAGTCATCTTTATCGTATCGTTTTCTTCTAGCACGAGAAAGGAGCCTGATAGCTGAATGAAATCAGCCTCAGATAAGTTCTTACCGCCGATTATTACAATCGGTGTCCCCCTGTCATCATCATCCCACTCAACGCTGACATCAGACGCACTAGCACTTGCATTAGATACAAATATGAGTGACATGTACGCTACAGTGTTTGGTGGGCATGTGTATACAGTGTACGCTGTATCATCAAGTATAGCGTGTAAGCCATAGCTCTTGAAGCGACTAGGACGGGTGACGTTTAACGCCATGCGTTAGCCACCTGACCGTAAACGCTTAGAACGCTCTGCTGGTGTTTCACCCATCGTTGCAGTAGCCGCCTGTACAGATTGAGGCTGTCCCATAGGAGGTCCAACTACTTTACTCAAGTGGTCCGTGACACTACCGCCAGTGGCGTAGTTGTGCTGGTACATCTTACCACCCTTACCACGAGCCATACCACCGTTAGCCATCTTAGCTTTACCTTTAGCTTCAGCAATTTTCTTAGCGAAAAAATCTGCTGGATCTTTGGCATCCACGGAGTTTAATTCTGCCTCATTCGGTGCGGCTTCCATCTGCTCCATGATGTCAGCAGACTTGTATTTAGCTTGACGAGCTAGAATCTTTTCAAGTTCGCTGTTAGTTGTTTTAGTATCTTCTGCCATATTAAGCCCTTGGGTTCTTTTTACCTGCGGTCTTAGTACGAGCGTAAGACCTGTTTGATGATGCTGGCTTAACTGCCAACTTCTTGTTGTTCAATGCGTTACCACCTACGTGATGTACATCTTTGCCATCGCCCTTCTTCACTAATCCAGCTTTAGCCATCTTAGCACGTGCGGCATTACGAGATGCCCTCTTCTTCTTTACAGCGGGCTTGCCATCATAGTTAGCGTATTCCTGTTTATAATTACGCTTGTATCCGGGCGACGATGGCATTACTTACGCTTCTTCTTACAGCCTTGCTTAGCACAAGTCTTAGGGGAAGTACATCCAGCGCAAGGGGAGAACTTCTTAGTTGCCGCCCCGCCACTGCTATACTTTTTCTTAGCCATGCCACCTTTTCTGTACTTACCACTTGCACCGGGAGCAAAATAATCTTTCACGTAGTCACGTATCTGCTCTACGTTAAACTGGTCTTTTACGTGCTTAAGCTCTTCTGGTCCACCAAGCTCCAGTATTTTTTCGCGATACTTCTGCAAAATCTGAGTCTTTGACATAGAGTCTACAGTATCTTTTTTAGTCGCAGTAGCCGCTGGTTTCTTACTTTGACTCTTTACCGCAGTTTTAATAGCTTTAGTTAACGCTCCCATTTTATCCTCTCTTCTGTGTTCCCGGTACAGATGCCCCACACCGAGCTTTAATTACGCCACCTTTATTGTAGCTTCTTGCTGTACTAGCATCTGTAGTTGATAGCACACGAGTTTTATTAGCTGGTGCTTTCGGCGTACTTTTAGGTGGCTCTTTCTTCTTTGGAGCTTCAGCCTTTTTAGTCTCTTTTGCTTTAGTGTTAGCACTTTCAACTTTTTTCTCTAGCTTAGCAATCTTAGCTTCTTTTTGAGCAGACCCTGCTGTAGCTCTCTTAATCTCTTCAGCCATCTTAGCAATCTCTTGCTTCTGACGATCTGACATTAGTGCAACACCTGACATGGTTAACGCACCTGTTGTCATAACCCCGTCTACAAGAGAAGCTAACCTAGAGTCAGACACTGTTTTCTGAGCTTGTGAAGCTTGCTCAGTTTGCTTTTGCCCTGTAGTTGCAAGCTTAAACGCTTTACTTAACATACCCATGTGTGTATCACCATTTCTTACATGACCAGTATCTGGCCGAAAACTTATCTGTCGCTGTATCACAATTGTGACGAGCACGGAATGACTTACGTCTCTCAGGGTTATCCTTCTTGATCTCCATATTCGGATCACCAAAACGGACTAACTTAATCTGATCACCTTTCTTAGCGAGTACAGCAAACTTCTTACTTCCACCTGATGTACGCTTAGGCTTATTGAAGCCAGCGAAGGTTTCACCTCTGTACTTAATACGGCCAGATGGTAAACGCTCTACATCTTTAGTTGTCGCCATCAGACCAGCCTGCTTCTTTCATATATTCTTCAACTTGAAACAACGAAAGCTCACAGTCAAAGCGAGCTTCTAAGGCCTCCCGTACAAAGAATACATCCGAATGAGGTATGTGAATGTTACTTAAAGGAGTGTTGTTACGGATAGAGTCGTAGACTTTCTCTACGAGTCCTTCTCTTGTACGGACTTCGTACCTTAAATTGTACATAGTTATATCTACAGAATTATAATTGTCAAGACATTTATAGCGATACTTAGGATGTATCACCGGCGGGTGTTTAATGGATTATAGCACAAGCCTCCTTGCTACGCAAGGATTCATTTCTCAATGTACACACTCTTACATATAATGTGTTCATTTAAGTGTACATTTACAGTGAGTTTAACAAGAATTTTTGAAGACTTTTGTAAATGGGGCATATTATATGTTATGTCGCTACGCTCCGTAGTTATATGCAAAACAAATCTCGTGTCAAGACATTTATAGTGCCCCCACCATAGTATTACACTATGGATGCCATAGGTTTCTGCAATGTTATAGTGTAACAGTGCGTGTGTATGCGCTAAATGTGGTTTACACTTCAAAATACCCCTTCTGTGTATTTGTATGTATATACGTACTAGGGCACCCACTATGGCCCTCGCGGCCCCTATGCGCACATTTTGCACTACGGTCATTGATTTTGCGCACAATTTGCGTGTTATCACCTACTATGCGCACATTTTGCGTGCACCTAGGCAAATGATATCAAATCATTTGATGGTGCAGTGCAACATAATGAATGCGCAATATTTGCGACACGCACAATGTGCATTGAGTGTG